ACCCTGTTTAACAGCGATTCTGCAGCCCTGAAGCGTAGGTCGTCCCCTCTTTCGGGTACTGGGTTGTCTATTGTGCTTACTAGGCGTGTAGCAGCCTTAAATGCGTTCATAGACAGTATGTTCTTTGTGCGATGTATTATCTCATCGGCTAAACTGTTCTTTAACCATGTGATGCTACCCTTAGCATAGCCCGCTTGAAGTGCTGCATCAGTGACATTGCCACCATTCTCGAACAGATTAGTTAGGAATTCTTCTTGTTGGGGCGTTATTTCACGCTGGGAAGTCTTTTTCGGGAGTAAATTCATTACATCTGTATCCCATCATCTTGTAATTAGGTAACCAAGTCGGTAATTCTGTTGTTATTTCGACAACTCGTTGCTTACAAAGCATTTCTGTGTCGTAAGGACCACGTGCATCGTGTAATTCTCGGCAATCGGACGCCAATCCTAAGTAACAGACAAGTACAACTGCTTCAAACACGGGTTATTCCTTCATTTCTAGTGAGTCAAGAGCCTAAAAAGTTGAGCCAAAGCACGAGAAAGGATTGATTGCTGCTGCTCTAACTGGTCTTGATACCTAGATTATACGTACAGATTAACCTAATGTCAAATAAAAAAAATTTTGTGACGAATTTACTTGACTTTTCCGTCAAGATGGATACAATCGGAGTAGAACCTCCGGGGAAATACACCTACAACACACAGGGGTATCCTAAAGGGTGCGACCAAAGGGGTGCGACCACGAGGTTTCCTGCCTGCTCACTTGAAGGGTGCGAATAACCTGTACAAGTAACTAATTCACATAAAAATATGGCGACATTGCTAGCCAATACTAGGGGGGGTGGGGTGTCCCTTGCGTACCCGTACGGGCTAAAATATATGTTAATCATCATTGAGGTTTTAGTTTTCATTCCATAGGATTAAAACCACCCCACCAAGCAAACCCAACCACCAACCGAGCTAATACACTCACACACATACGCCCATGTAATAGGATTTGTCATTGGTTAGTTATACAAGTTAAACCCAAAAGGGATTGATTGAGGTACAGATTGCGAACATATCCCAAAAGAACAACCCGCCAAGAAACTCAATAAAACCAACCGCTTAAGTATTATTCTAATTAATCCAACAAAAAACCCCCCAAGAACTAAATCAAGGGAGGTTTTAAGGGGAGGAAGTTAGATGTTAATTCAAGTTCATTAAAATGTAAACATCATCTTTAATCTTTTGTTTAGTCGTTTTGGTATCTTCATTAAGAAACTCTTTACGATATCTTGAGGTAGTATTGGAGTAATCCCAACACGTGCGATCAAGAAAAGTAATTCCATCAACCTTAACAGCAACAATAGAATTGTACGATTGAAATACTTCAGCCCCATTTTGCAAAGTAATCCTAAATTGATTAGCAATTGGATTGCCTGACCTAAAGCTTTTGAAGTTCTCGACCTTTGCAACATTTGTTAAACCCATTGATCTTTTAGGCATGTTTTCATAAATAATAGTCATTAGTTATTTCCTTTCATAGCATTTAAATATTTGTTTTGTTCTTCTCTTGTTAGTCTATCCATTGGGATATATTCTAACATATTCTTACTTAACATTAAATTATATTCATCAATAACTGAAGTATAATGATTAATAATATTATATCCTTCAATAGGTTTTTGACTCTCAACTTCAACCAAAACATAATCTGTAGAATATAAAGTTTTATAATCTCTGTTCTTATCAAAAGTCATTTTATTTATTTCCTTTCTCAATAATAATATAGTTACCTTTTAATCTCACTTTTTGAGATACACAACTTGAGCAAATAACGCTTTCATAGTCGTTTAACTTCCCCTCTAAAGCTTTACTTGGAATGTTAAATTGATCGTTAAAATGCTCTTTATAATTACATTCGTTACAACTAAAATAATAAGCCATGTTAGTTCCCTTTCTTTTCTGCAATTGCATCTTCAAGATCTAATTGACCATGTAAGCCCAATTGATAGAGTGCTTTTTTGGTTTCTTCCTCTTCAAAAATAACGCCTATATTCTGATCAATTAAAACCCTATCTTTACTAACTGGTTCATCAACCTTTGCGACTTGATCGTTTACATTAGGTAAAATCTTCAACATCTGATCTTTATGGCAAAATATTTGATGTTTAAATTCTTCATTGGTACGACCATTATAACGCCCAACAATCTCGACCAAACAGCAACTGTCCATTACTTTAAATTGAACTGTAAGCTCGCAATTATTAACTGCATTAAATTTTTTATTGTTAAAATCGTATTCACTTTTAATTAAATATTGTTTTGTTTCCATTGTAAGAAATCCTTTTCTATTTAAAAATTAAGGTTTTAAAAAAACCACCCAAGAAAAGCCTTGAGTGGTTCAATTATAATCTTATCTTTTTTTTAATGTCAACTAGATAATTTATTAACCAAGTTTCTATCCATCGTATTGAATGAAAGTGGATAAGCTTTATAGTATTTAAAACGATCACCTTTAATCTTAATGGTTTGTAAATACCCTTTTTGTTTAAGAATGTTTACGTATTGTCTGATCGTGTTAAAAGCTTTGTCATGTGTCTTGTCTTGGTATATGTCAATTACTCTGACAAGGTTTTCTTTGTTGTCACGTATCACTTTGTAAACTTGAAATTCTCCACGTGTCAGCGTGTCATTACCTTTGATTTTAAAAGGATTGTTTTTATTTTCCTTGTTGGTAATTACGCTTTCAAGTGTAGGTTCAAAAACTTTGAATTGATCAGCCAATTGCAATGCAAGTTCATGGCATCTGAAACCCGATCTGTGACCTTTGTTTTTAGCATTACGTGCGACAACTTCCAAACTTTCAAGTAAAGTAGACATTTTGTTTAAGTGTAATCTTTTCATGTTTATTTCTCCTAAGTTAAACAATTATAATAGCGTAAATTATAAGACAGAAGAGAATAACCACAACTGTCCTATAAATTACGTATGCTAATTCTAAGCCACTATTCATTAGGCGTTAGCCATTTCTAAAGATTGCCAAGCATCTGAAGTAAGTAATTCTCTTACAACATCTGCTCTTTGTCTTTCCACGTTTGGTTTGTTGGCATTGGTGCGACCACCATTAATAGTTTCTAATTTATGAGTTTCAGGATTATATCTTTCCACCTTATAATCAGTATGTGTCGACCAATGTGTTAAGGCGTTATAAGCTCCCCAAAGTGTAGAACCTAGCTCTTTCTTTTCTTCATCAAATAAGCCAAGCAAGTAATTAAGCTTAGTTTCATTTACGGGATTGACGCCAACTTCAGCAGATTTAGTTTTCTTAGTACAGATAGTTTCTTTTAACATATCTGCAAATTGTTGATCTGTGATTTGGATACCACGCCAATTCAACATCAAGTCTTTTTGGTGCGACCACATTGACAAGCCCAAACCCGCCTTTTGAACCATTGCGGACGGATTAAGATTTAAAGTATGTTTCTTCTTTTGATGATAAGATTTTTCCCCGCCAAAAACTAAAGTGTTTCTGCATAAGTTTCTGTAAGCTCCGCTAAAAACTTGGAAAGCCCAACTAGTATCAACAGAATTAAAAATATCAATTCTAGCCTTAACAATATCTCTATCATTAGAAACGGGAACGGCTAAATCATCGTAGTAAATAGTTCTTTGAGCTTGTAAGCCACCATTGATAAGCTTATCTACTACTCGCACATTTGTTTTAGGTAAATCTGTTTTATCTAAAATGTTAGCTTGCAATGCAAATAAATCTTGGTGAGGTACAAGTTTATAAGTATCTGCAATTGGTCTAGATTGTAAAACCTTATTCAAGCTTTCATTATATAAACCTGAATATCTTTCAAGCTTAACTTGGTTACCAACTCCATATTCATCTTCATCATAAGCATACAATGGAATTCTTTTTATCTTCGCATTGTCTTCAAATAATGAAACATCAAAAGGATTTGAATGTTCGTGAAGTTCGTTGGATTTAAGATTAGTATCTTGATCTATGGTTATTACGCTATCCATAATATTTTCTCTTTCTACACTAAAAGTGTTGTTGTTAAACTACCTTAATTAGTAGCTAGGTAGATTTGTAAACTATCTTAACTAGATAAACAAGCAGATAATTTATTTTTATTTAGAACTTTTTTTCTTTTCCTAGCTAGAAATTCTGTTAATGCCCTATCTAAATTGACTGCTAGGTTGTGGGTAGGCTCGACTGAAACATTACCTACTGAAACTTTAGTGTCGATCGGTTTGTCAAGCTCAATATCTCCACGTGTTTCTATCCAAACTTTAGCTCCACAAGAAAGTGGCTTATCAGGTGAGTAAACTAACTCCATCTCACCTTTGACCTTAACTCTAGTAGCATAGGTATTCTTCCCACCTTGTTTGATTGTGAATACGGGATTACGATCGCCTGATTTAGCATTAGCTTTGATTACGTGTTGGTTAACGTGGATACGTGCTATCTTATTCTGCATTGTTTATCTCCTTCTTCCAATCTGCAATTTGATCTAAAGTTTCACTACAAAACAAGTTCACTTCAATAGTATGGTTAGTTGAATTAGCTATTCTATCTAGATAAGTTGTTAACTTGGATACGAGTATCTCACTTGGATACACACCTTGCCTAAGTTCTTTTCGATACTCTTCAGTTTTATGTATCTTGAGTGCTTGTTCCTCAACTAGATTAACTTGACCATCGTACTCGCTTTCTGCTTTTTGGATAGCGTCTTCATCTGACATACCCTCTTCCATAAGCTGAGTTACTCTATCTTCTATTTGGCTTTCGTGGAAATGTTCTCTACTCATTTGCAAAAACTCCACAACCAATAGTGTAGATAGCCTGATCATCAAAACCTCTGATTAAAAGACTAGCTATCTTTCTTCTTGTTAGTGGGGAACAAGCAAACCCAAAATAGGCAAACTTTCTTTGTATGTTATCTATCTTATCTTGCATTCGATTTCTCCTATAAAATGTGAATGAGATTATTTGTTACTACAGATAGATTACCTAGTCAAATTATTTTTCTATTTAACTTATCTACTCTTTCAGGTGCAAACTCAAGCAGATAGCAGATAGCACAAAGAAGTCTACCTAAGCTAAAAACATCTCCTCTATCTCCACACTTATCGCACATGTAGCCATGCTCATTAGTGTCATTTGATTTGTCATGTTTTAGTGTCATCTTATTTGTCATCTTTCTTCACATCTACATAAACCCTAAGACACTTAGACTTACTGATAGGTTGACCATACTGATGCACTTTCCAACCCTCTGTCTTTTTGGTTTCCTCGTCTAAGTACTGACCTTTAACTCGTAGCTTGTAGCTCTCCTTATTTAGATAGCCTTTCATCTTTTGTACAAACTCTCTACCCTCATCGTCGTTAGGTATCTCGCTAAAGACATAAGCGTGACCATTTGGACATTTGTCCTTAAGCATCTCAGCGTACATCATCATACGATTTTTAGCTTGCTTTAGATCAAAGATAGCGTCATCTCTTTGTCTCTCTATTTCGCCAACACCATGATCATCTCTTTCTAGCTTATCTACAAGCCTAGCGTTCTCCGCTCTTAAATCCCTAACAATATTCTTTGAGTAATCAAACTGACTAGAGAATTCATTTTTTAGTTTTTTGTTTTCCTTCTCAAGTGTCTCGATCTTTTTCCAAGCAACATTGTAAGCATCTGCCGTTACAGTAGGTTGACTGTTCAGTTTTCTGATTGAGTTCTCTAAAGTGATTATCCTATCTTTGTATTCGGATATCTTGTATCCCATAGATATCTTCTCTTCTTCTAGCCTAGTTGCTCTTTCAGCTTGTTGTTGGGCAAACATAACATCTTCAGTAGGTTCATGTTTACACTTCTGTATAAGAGCGTGTCTAACATATTGATCTGTCATAGTAGCTATGTCTATAAACTTCTGTTTACTTCTTGAATAATATTTAGCCATCAATCGCTCCTTTGACTTCCTCTTCAGTTGCAATGCCATGTAACTTAGCTAGTTTATCTAGCGTCTCTTGCCCACTACTAGATAGCCTATCGTAATCCCAATACAGATCGACTATACATTTTACTATTTCTTTCTTATCCATTTTGTTTCTCCTAAAACTTTGGTTGGTAAAGTACACCATCTTTAATTAACTTCTTTAGTCGTACACTTTGATTTCTATATAGACTAGCTTGTTCAGTTTGTCCATTCCATTCACAATCGTATTGTAACTGTCTTAGCTTTTTGTATTCAGCTACACAATCCACAAGATGTTTATCTAAACTAATTGGTTGTATCATTGTCATCACGATCTCTCCATAGTGTCGTACATTTTCTTTCAGGCTAATTCCCTACCAAATTTATTTTCGAGTGTCAAACCCTTTAATATAGATTTGATAGTTTCATTATTCCAACCATTGCCAAGCATCTTGTAGCCTTGAGAATTACTTACAGATTTACAGTAATCATCAGGTAAGGTTTGTAACCTACAACATTCCTTAACAGTTAGCTTTCTCCAATGTAACTTATGTTCTCCATAAGCATCAGGGTATCTACCTTTAGGCAAAGGTGAAACAACTGTATCCTTAGTTAAGGTAGATAAGCATCTTGACTTACCTGAATCTGATACCTCAAGTGTTTGCACAATAGGTAGGCTAGTGTCATCATCTTTACGTACACCATTGCTATCTATTCTTCTGCCCTTGATTGATGCAGAATTACAAAGTATCTTAGGTTCTCTGTGTCCACCTTGCATAGTAGTTAAGGTAGGACACTTGCCATGAATAGAGTAAACTCTTTTGATAATGTCATAGCCTTTGATATCAGCTACTCCCACCTGATGACAACCATCGCCAAATACTAATTGTCTACGTGACTTCTCAAAGTACATCTTCAAGTTACCGCCTTTCCAATAGTTAGCGTCAAGACAGTACGACTTGTTTCTATCTACACAACCACACTCGATAATGTCTTTAAGTACGATACCTCTATCTTCAGGCATCTCGAACTCTATATCAGTTATGTACATGCGAACTCTACGTTGAGCAGATACCAAAGCCGAATCAATAATGTGTAGCTTTAGCTTTGGATTGATCTCTTGTAGTTTAGATAGGATAATGTCTTCCCATTCTTTTTTCATCTTCACGTTTTCAAAAAGTAGCTTAACATGAGGATTAACATCGTAGATAGCTTTGTATATCTTTAGGAACTCAAAGAACAACTTAGATTGTTCGTGTTCAAAGTTGAGTTGCTTGCCTGCTACGGAAAATCCCTGACAAGGTGAGCCACAAAAGATAACGTCGATGTCTTTGTGTGAGACTATCTTATCTAGTACACCTCGTACATCACCTAGATGAATTAGATCATCGTGGTTATCATTAGCTATCTGTATTGGAAACTTATTGATCTCTGATGAATACCACCTAGTAACGGGCAATCCTAACTCTTTTACAGATTGCCTAGCTACACTACCACCTGAGAATAACTCTAAATAAATCATGCTTTTTCCCCTTGTTGTTCATTCCACATAGTCAAACCAAAATCATAACCTTGTTTGTAGTAGGCTGAAAATAGTTTGCTTTCATCTCTATTGCCATGCAGTAAAGCATCTGCAACTCCATCTTTAAAGAAACTAAGATAGTTCATTCTTTTTTTATCGGTTGGTGTCATTACCAATCCCTTCTATCTAAGTCAAAGCTACGTCTTAAATCCCACATACTTTGCTCTAAGTTTCTTATGTCAGACAGATATAAATCTTGACAATCAAACAACATCTGTAGTGCTGAACTTAAATGTTGTTCAGTTTCTTTAACTGCTTTCATCTGTTCCTCACTCATGCCTTGAATACCTTTTTGTCTGCTGATTTCAAGTGATTCATATTCAGTTTTTTTCTTAGCCATATGTCTCTCCTATAATTTATGGTCAGGGTATCTTATACATCTAAGTAAAAACATATGTCAAATTATTTTTTTTAAATTATTTTATTGACGTAAAATATGATCTCGTGGTATACGCACTTATCCCGTTGGGAGATACACCCCATACGAGGATAGTTAGGAGTTAATATGAGCCGACCTTTTAAGATAAATGAAGAGACTAAAAGCTATAACTTAACAGTCTCGAAAGCAGACTATGACGAACTAGAGAAATTTGCTACTAGGGAGACAGATAGATACGCTAGCCAAATAAGCGTAGCTGATCTAATCCGAAATGCAATAAAACTATACTTAGAAGATTTGAGGATAGCAGATGAACGAACAAGTGAAGACTGATATAACTGTACGTACCCACGATAAACAACACGTAATGTGGGCAAAGTTATCAGCAGTTAGAGTAGGTATTGTTGATAAGGAGCAAGTTAAGCTAGGTAATCAACGAGACTACCTAACATGGATACCTATCTGTGTGGCAAAGTCACGTAACTTACTTAGTCATGGGTACGACCTAGATAGGCTAGGGCAAGTCTATACTGTGAATACCAAGCAGTATAAGCAGGCTATGTCTAAATGAATCCGAAGTGGTTGAAGAGTTATGTTGAATCCCTTCCCATTTCTAGCTATGGGCGTTATCGGTCTGATTGCCCTCTATGTGGCAAGCCTAACACTTTTAGTGTGAGTGATAACGGGTTTGAAAGATTGTGGTATTGCTTTCACGCTGATTGTCACACTAAGGGTGGAACTGGTATAAGCTTGACTAAAGATAATTCAAGTCAGGCATTTGTCAAAAGAGAAACTAAACAAGAAGAGACAGACATCGATTTCAGTATACCTGATACGTTTGTCTCTTTGTCTCGCAATATCAACGCTGAGAACTATGTCAAAGAAGTACATTCCTATGATGCTTATTTGTCAGGCTTGGCTGATATTAGATATGACTTCCAACGTGATCGTGTTGTCTACCTAGTTAAGCAAGGAGATAAGGTAGTTGATGCAACGGGACGAAGTTTAACCAATAGTAAACCGAAGTGGTTAAGATATGGAACTAGTAGATATCCTTTTTTATGTGGAACGGGAGGGAATTTATTTATTGTCGAAGATTGTCCTAGTGCTTGCAGTATTAGCAATCTTGTTCAAGGACTAGCCTTGATGGGAACTTCCCTTTTGGATTCGCACATACAAGTAATCAAAAACTATAAAAAAATTTTTGTGGCATTAGACAAGGATGCAACTCGCAAAGCAGTTGACATTGTCAGGCATTTGTCTAATTATGTACCTACTAAGTTAGTGGTACTGAAGAAAGACCTGAAAAATATGGAGAGAGAGGAACGTGATGACTTCATCAACAATTATATCAGTAGATAAACAAGTCTTAGGATTTTGTTTAGATGTTGATTTCTTTGCAAAGGTAAAGAACAAAATAGATAGAGATATGTTTGATAGGGAACTAAAAGATATCTTTGACACAATTGTATATTCTCACACAAAGTACGCCAAGACTTTAACTAAGTCTGAACTTGCAGGCATATTCAACGATAGAAATCCTGCGATGCCTGACTCAGCTAGAAACAGAGTGCAAGAAGTTATATCTGAACTTGAAGATAAGCCAAGTAGCAATGATGAACTTCACCTAGACTTGGTCAATAATCTTTGGCTACGAGATAGAGCAAGGCAGATAGGCGAGAAAGCCTTAGAGATATTTACGGGAGAGAATGAAGAGTTTGGTGAGCTACGTAGGCTCATCGATGCAGTTGAAGATGGTAGGATCAGCGACAAGACTACCTACAATATTGTCGAGAGTGACTTAGCTCAACTACTTGAAGAGGAAGCGGGAGACAACGATTTCCCTTTTCAATTCAACCTTATCCAAGAAAAAGTTAAAGGAATGGATAAGGGTAATCTAGGTATATTATTTGCTCGACCTGAAGTGGGTAAGACTACCTTTTGTTGTTTCCTTGCATCATCGTACATAAAACAAAAATTCAAAGTTACCTATTGGGCAAACGAAGAACCTGCTAATCGAATCAAGCTACGTATCATTCAATCTTATTTTGAATTGACCAAAGAAGAAATGGTTATGCAAAAAGATAAACTACTTGAGCGATACCATTTTGAGATTGAACCTTACCTAACTATCATGGACTCAGTTGGTACATCTGTAGAAGAGATGGACGAGTACGCCAAGCTCAATAAACCTGATGTCATGTTCTGTGATCAGCTAGATAAGTTCCGTGTTGATGGTCAATACAATCGTGGTGATGAGCGACTCAAAGAGACTTATGTAACAGCAAGAGAAATTGCCAAGCGAAATCAATTACTTATATGGGCAGTCAGTCAGGCAAGCTACGATGCCCATGATCGTCAATTTATTGACTACTCTATGTTGGACAATTCTAGAACTGGTAAGGCAGGTGAAGCTGATGTTATCATAGGAATTGGTAAGACGGGATCAAGCGAGGTAGATAACATTGTCAGGCATATCTGTATATCTAAGAATAAGATTAACGGGTGGCATGGTATGATTAACGCTCAGATAGATGTACATAGAGGAGTCTACTATTGACATACAGACATGGTGACATTGGCGTAGATGGTCGTGTATTTTGGTCATATAATTTAAAGTCTAAAAACGGAGAGGATTGGAGATCACCTAATCAGTTCCATAAAACAAAGCAACAACGGAGAAAAAGAACAACAAGAATTAGAAAAATTAGAACAAAGTGGCTAAACTACCTGAAGATGAAATGTGGTTGTCAAATATGTGGTTATAAAAAGAATCCATTTGCATTACAGTTTGATCACGTGATAGGCAGTAAGAGAAAAGATGTGTCTAATATGGTCACTTACAATTTAAAATCACTAATGGCAGAAGTTAGAAAGTGTAGAGTACTTTGTGCAAACTGCCATATGATACATACTATAACTGGGAGAAAGAAATGAAGGTACTAACGTTAGATGTCGAAACAACTCACAAAACAAAGGGATCTGGTGGCACTACTGCTTTGCCTTATTTTAATAATAGGCTTGTATCCATCGGTTATAAGTGGCTAGGGCAAGATAAGGTAGATTACGACTTCATCTACCACTCAGACCCAAGAGCATCTGTAGAAGATGATTGGTTTGCAAACATGCAAGCTACCTTAGATAAGACTGATGTTCTTGTGGGACAGAACTTGAAGTTTGATTTAACTTGGGTACGAGCATGTGGCTTTAAATATGATGGTCATGTGTACGATACGATGGTGGCTGAGTACATCTTAGCTAAAGCAAGAAGGTGGTCACTTAGTCTTGACTCCCTTGCAAAACGATACGGCGTGACACAAAAAGAAAAAGATTTGGTTGCACCTTATCTAAAGGATGGTAAAACATTCTACGATATACCCTATGACATCGTGAAAGAATATGGTATAGCAGACGTGATTGCTACAGAAGAAGTGGCAGTAAAACAACTTGAAGCCTTTGGCACAACATTTGGAGAATTATTTAATGACACTTACACCGACACTAAAGCTTTCGCTTGAAATGACAAACGTCCTCACTCGCATTGAGATGAATGGACTTAAGGTAAACTTAGATACCTTAGATGAGATAGAGAAGGAATACAATGAGGAACTATCCTATCTAGAAAACAAACTACAGACTATGGCAAAGGAAGCAATGGGAGATACACCTATCAACCTGTCGAGTCCTGATGATCGTAGTGTGTTGTTGTACTCTCGCAAAGTAAAAGATAAAACTCTGTGGTCAACTGCATTTAATCTTGGGCATGAGATGCGAGGTAACACAATCAAGCCTAAACTACGCACACGTATGAAGAAGAATGATTTCATTCGCAATGTACGTAACATGACTGACATCGTGTACAAAACTGTAGGTAGGCAATGTGAAACTTGTCGTGGTGTAGGTAGGATTACACCTCTCAAGAAAGATGGGAGTGTTGGTAAGGCAGTCAGGATATGTAAGCCATGTAAAGGCAAAGGTACTGTTTACGAAAGCACCAATGAGGTAGCAGGCTTTAAGATCATACCTCGTAATCCAAAAGATGTAGCATCTGCAGGGTTCAAGACAGATAAGGTAACTCTTGAAGATAGATCAACTGAACTAAGCGGTGAAGCACGTGAGTTCTGTGTAGCCTACTCTAGATACAATGCTATTCGCACCTACCTATCTACCTTTGTTGAGGGTATGAAGAATAATGTTGACGATGATAACTTCATTCATCCTGAGTTTATGCAATGTGTCACGGCTACAGGTAGACTATCTAGTCGTAATCCTAACTTTCAAAACATGCCACGTGGTTCTACCTTTGCCATACGTAAGGTAGTTGAGAGTCGATTCGATGGTGGCTACATACTAGAAGGAGATTACTCACAGTTGGAGTTCAGAGTAGCAGGCTTTCTTGCACGAGATCCACAAGCTTACGACGATGTTCTCAAGGGAACTGATGTCCATAGCTACACTGCATCGATAATAGGGTGTTCTAGGCAGGATGCAAAGGCACACACGTTCAAACCTCTCTATGGTGGGGTAAGTGGTACTCCTGCACAACAAGCCTACTACACGGCGTTTAAAGAGAAGTATGAGAAGGTTGCCGATTGGCACAAGGAGCTAGAGAAAGAAGCAGTCAAGACCAAAGAGATAAAATTACCTTCAGGTCGTACCTAT